GAGCGCTCGATAACCGCTGTCAGGACATGTTCTTTCAGTAGATTGGTTTCCTCTATCAGCTTTTTCCGCTGCTCTTCGATCAGTTCGTTCTCCCGACCGAGTTTCTCGATCTGGGCATCAATGAGTGCTTCCTCGGAAGTAACCTTGCGGGTCTGGGCATCCTTGTAGCGGGTGTCGGCCTGGATGTTCAGGCGTTCGACATCGAGGTTTTGAAGCTGCGCAGTGATCAGCAAGATCTCTTCACGAGTCTTGTCCACGTCAGCCTCAACTTTCAGAATTTGGGCTTCGATGAGGCGTTTCTCGGCCTCTAGCTTGTCTCGTTCAAGTTCGGCTTTTTCAAGCTCGATCTCGAGTGCACGGTTTCGGAGCCACTGCTCGTCCTTGCGCATCAAAAATTCGAGCGCCCTGTCGGCCGTAGCGTTCAGGGCGCTCAAATAAACCGTGGCATACTCAGGTCCCTTGATCCGGTTCTTGTCGTACTCATGTGCAACGTGAGCTTTGGTGGCTCGCATGAATGCATCAAATACGCCAGCACCTTCGAGATTTTCGTCGGTGAAATCGGAAACCTGCAATCGTTCTATTTCTACCACGGCACTGCTCCTTTTCTTATTATTATTTCAGCGAGTCAGGTACTACTTATGCTTCAGCAGTACCATTGGCCATGGCCTGGCGCTGTGCCAAAGCTTTCAGTTCCTTCTCGTCAAGGTCCGGCAGGATTTCAATCGAGAATTCCTTCACGATCTTGCCCTTGCGGCCTCGCTGACCGGTGCGCTTGTCCTGAATCGTGTAGAAGGTCTGGTACTTGCGGTCTTCGATCATGTTCAGGATGATCTGAGGAACATGCCACTCTTTTTCGAAGGGCACGTACTTCCGGAAATTGCCGACAACGCTGTTGCCTGCGGTGAAGATTTCACCTTCCCATTCACTCTTGGCCGGGTTCATGCAGGTAATCCGGACACGCCGAAGGCGTCCAGCAGCCCGGAGTTGATCCCGCTTGGTGACCGTTTTCTTTGCCTGGGGATCCGGTGTATCGTTCACTTCAGGCCTGGATTCATCATCCGGCTTGGCTGCGGCGTCTTTGATCTTTTCCCGGAGCTTTTCGGCCTTGATGTTGGGGTGGAACTGAACACCCAACTGTTTGGCCTGGTTCTTCAGGCCTTCGAGCTCGGCAGCTTCGATGGCTGCATCTTCGCTCTGGCTATTTTTGGTTTCATCACTCATTACGTTATCCCGTTGTTTGATGATTGGTTACTGCCTATGGAAAAGAGGGGACTCCAACTTGGAGTCCCCTCAGGTTGTTACCAGGTGTTACAGGGCAGCCGCGGTCTTGACCAGAGCGATGCGCTCGGGACGAAGCAGCAGGAAGCCGTAGTACCACTTGATGGACATGAAGCCCAGCTCGCCGTAGGGATCGGTCCGATCCGCCGTCTCGTCGCCGGGACGCTTGTTCATGATCTTGAACTTGACGGTCTTGCCATCCGTCTGGAAGCCGATCGTCGAGAACGAGCCATCACCAACCACCAGCATCGGCAGCACGTCGTAGTTCGTGCCGTCGTTGTAGTAGTCAGACATGTTGGCATCGGAGGCTGCACCACCGCCTGCCCAGCGGGTCATCTCGGGAACGATGACGATGCGGAAGTAGCCGATCGAACCGATTTCGCCGTTGAGGATCGTGGAACCAGCTGCGTAGTGGTGAACACCGATGAATGCCTGGTTGCCGTGCAGATCGGTCATTGCTTCCAGCGTCGGCTGGAGTTCCGAACCACAGTACAGCACTCGACCACCAGCAAGGGTACGGGTGTCGACCATGCGGGTGCCAGTGATGACCTTGGTCTGCTTCGGCGAACGGTTGTCGTCCAGGGTGATCGACAGGCGAAGCAGGTCGCCGTAGTCCACAACGCTGGTGCTGTCGACAGTTGCATTGGACGTGGCAGCACCGCCGAATCTAACCACACCGGCACTGTTGATCAGGTCAATCTGCAGAGCGTCTTCGGTGATCTCGGTAGCGCCGTTGAGCATTTCACGGTTGATGTGCTGCATCATCTCGGCATCGGAATCGAAGTCGAGAGATTCCTGGGTGTATTCATCGAAGAAGCCGAACTTCTCGATCGTACCCTGGACTTCCTTGCGCGTGTAGCCGACACGGTGGACGCGGCCACCGGTTTCCGACAGGGCCGGGAGCTTGCCGGTGATGGTGCCGATGTCCTTGCTGGAGCCATACAGGTTGCCGTCGGCAATGGCGGCGCCAGCGGCGTCAAGACCCTGGTCGTTGACGTTTTCGTCGTGGAGCAGCGGCAGATAGTGGTACTTGCGAAGCTTCTTGCCCATGTTCTTCGGCATTGCAGTCACGTCAGCCAGCGGCATGAAGTACTGCAAGCGCCGAGCTTCGATCAGGGCCTGCTTCAGATAATGATCCTGGCGGATCTGAGGACCTATTTCGGAGGGAGTACCTCCAATCGGGTCATTGTACGTACGTTCGTTAGCCATAGTCGTTCACCTTATTGTTCTTGTTATAGGTTGAGTTGTGGTGTTACAAAAAACGGTTGTCAGTCTGCTTCATGTACTCTTCGTCACTCAGGGCCAGAGGGTTGAAGTCCTGTTTCTTCTCTGACGATGGAGCAGCTTTTGCTGGGCTTGCAGCCCTTCGTTTGGCTTTCCGTGCTTCGGCATCATCCGCCGTCTTGGTGGGTTTCTCGGGCTTGGGTGCAGGATCCTGTTCCTTGCTCTTGAACAGGTGAGCAAATGCACCTTCCTCGTTGAGACGATCACCAATCTGTCGGTATGCTTCAATCTCGGTCATGCCATTCAAACGACCTAACGTCCGTTCCTTCTCAACCTCGGTACTGATTACATCGTAGACGCCAGTTTTCATGTGGTCGTCTATAACCCGCATCAGTTCAGGTGTATTGGCAACGATGTTACGGCTCTTATCATCCCACTTGTTGGAGACCACGTCCAGGGTCTTGTCAAAGGTCGGGGAATCTCTCAGATCCTCGATTGTCTCGTCAAGCGCCATTTCGCGTTCATCAACGGAATACTTGTTGGATGACTCGTATTTCTGACCCTCTTCCAGATCCAGATCCATTGGGTCCAGGTCGCTATCCTTGATCAGTTTCGCGATTGCTGTCGGATCCTTCTTGTCCAGATCAATCAGGAAGCTAAGTCGGTCCTCATCCATGAGCTTGTTGCGCTCAAGCATCTTCACCAGTCTCAGCGAAGGCTTTAGGGCCGACATTTTCTTGTTGTAGTTCGCACCCATCTGCATGAGACGAACCACATCACCAGCATCCTTGATCTGCATCTCCTTTCCGTTCGCTTTGAACGGGGCGGTTACCTTGTCGAAGAACGCTTTTGCCGCAGTGTCCGGCTCATCGTCTTTTTCGTCAGGGTCTTCGCCATCATCTTTCTTCTTGTCTTTCTCGTCCTGATCCCCTTCGTCAGGCTTGTCTTCTTTTTCTTCCCCTTCTTCGGGTTCATCCTCTGAATCGTCAGGGTCTTCACTCTCGTCGGCACCTTCGGCACCGGCATCTTCTTCTTCTTCCCCGTCTGCTGGGGTGGCGGGCTCGCCTTCGCCTTCGTCACCCCCTGCGGGGGTGCCTTCGGCTTCGGCGGCCGGTGTCTGTTTCTTTTCTTCACCGGCGCCTTCTTCGGCAGGAGCTTCATCGATGAACGCGGTGTTCAGGTTAGCAAAGTCCTCATCGGACATGCCCAGGGTTTCCTGGCCTGAATTCTCGTTGGCGTCAGTCATTAGTGAAGGTCTCCTTCCTCATGGATGCCATCGATTTCTGCGTTGGCTTCTTCAATGGCCGACTCCGCATTCATGGCTTGGTGCTGAATCTTGTTGAAGAACTGTTTCAGTTCGCTGACGCCGCGGAGGGCTGCATGGATCTGCCCCTGCGTGCGTTCGTCCTGGGCCTGCGGAACAGCCAGGATTTCGGTCATCCGAACCGGCTCGTTCTTGAAGTACTCTTCCAGAATCAGCAGCTGAAAGTCCTTGTTCTTACGAAGACGGTCGGCTGCATGCTGGAGTTCAATAAACGCCTGTGCTTCTTCGATGCTAACTTCGAGATCTTTGATTTCTTGGCTCATGTAAGTCCCATCATTGCTTGTGTAGTTAATAGGTGGCTTCGTTGTTGCGCATACTATACCTTAGTTTATACTTCCTGCAAGGTATTTGTCTAACTCGGTTGCTAATTCATTATCTTGCTCAAGCGCTGCTTTTCCTGCTTCAAGACCGGCTTTATGTGATTCAAGCCGTATATTTCCTTCAGCTTGTGCACCCCTGAGTTCCTTCTCCCGTTCCTGCTTCACGCCAGACTCCTGTTCAACGAAATCCAGGTCTTTCTGATCAGCGCTGGATGAAGTCTCGCGAGCCTTGGCACCCTTGTACTGGGCCTCGGCTTGGTTCTCGACCATCTCACTTTCAATCTTCTTGATTTCAGCCTGTAGTTTGGCCATTTCCAGCTGCTGTAGTTGTTGCTGCATCGGATCAGGCTGTGGTTCGTAGTTCTCGATCTGTTTAGCCAGCTCAGGCATCTTGCGAAGCCGTGCGATGTCCCGCAGGATCAGCTTGGTCATGCCTGGATCGAGGTTGGCGCCCATCGTCTGCAACATGAAGGCCAGCTCCTGTGCCTTGACATTGTCTTCTTCCGCGGTAGCGATGTCGAGACGGAGATCGAAGTTTCCTGCCAGGTCGTCTCTTCGGACTGTGACGAACTCCTTATTCGTCACCCGAATGACTTCCTCATCATCCAAGAACTCGGCATTCATTGCGATGATCTTACGAGCGACCTTGGTCATGCCTTTGGCCAGGCGCCGAAGGATTCCAGTTTCACGCTTGCCCGCGGCATCCATGACACCCTTGATCCCGGCAACCACGTCGCCAAGTGCGTCGGAGTTGATGCCCTGGGCAAATGCCTTCACCCCGGTCATGGATTCAGCCTCGAAGTTCTGCAGCTGAAGCATGTACTGAGCGGAGTTCGGAATCTCGGGGAAGGTATGCATGTGGAAGGCTGCGCGGGGATCCACGTTGCCGTTAAACTCGTAGTCCTCACCTCGCTGGAATTTCCGCTTGTTGGTCACATCCAAGGCATCTTTGCGAGAGCCCTGCTGACCGTTGGCACTTCGGGCCATGATGTCGATCATGCCTCGCATCACGGCACCCAGCACCTGCTGGTTGTCTTTCAGCAGCTCACCATCGGGCTCGCCATAGACCGAGTTCCGGACCGGCATCAGCTGTGCGGTAACGAACGGGGGCAAGCCATCCGGGAAGGGGTTCTCTTCCATCCGTATCATGGCGCTGCCAATCCAGGTGGCCAGAATCGGCTTGACTACGCCGGTACCGTCGATGTCCCAGAAGCCGTAATACTCGTAGGCATACATCTTCTTGCGTGGTTTGTCACTGAACCTGAAGTTATGACCTTCCGGGGTTGGCATGGTGTTATCAGCGTCAGCCAGGGCTGAAGAATTCTGTTCGACCATGATCTGATCGAGGTTTTTGTAGCGGCCATCCTTTTCGAGCTCAGACAGCGAAGTCTCGAACCGGTGGATGACGAAGCTGGCTTTCTCGAAGTTCCCCTTACACGTCGGATCGATGATTACATCGTCGTAGTCACATACTTCAATCGTCGGATGATTCTTCGCCATCCGCGTTTTCTTGACTGTCTCGTAGTCCTTGATGAGGGGCTTCATTGGCCGACCGGTTTCTTTTGTTTCTTCGAGAGCTTTCTTGAGTTCGATTGGCACGTCAAATTTGAAACGTGTCGGATCGTTCTCCTCCATCGCCATGAGTTCCTGCATCAGCGGAATCATGTCTTCATCCTCGACAAAGGCCAGTATGGGTTCTACCTCTTCGTATTCTTCCTCTTCTGAAATCCAGCCGACCTTGAGAATGGCGGTACCCTCGTCGGTTGCTGCACGAACGTAATCGTCGACCAGGGCCTGTCGATCGATCTGGGTGTTGAACTGGTTGTTCAAAACCAACATGTTCTGACGCGCTGACTCAGCGTCTTCCCAAGTCTTGGGTTCGACCTTGAACATGTCGTCGGTTGCCAGAAAGGGCTCCGACAGTGAGGCATATCGCCATTCGGCCTGCTTGCGAATCAGCTTTGGCTGGATGCTTGACCGGTTCTTCAAGGTCTTCGGCTTGGCCTGGCCACGGACGTGCAGATAATCCAGCCAGGTATCGATCCTCTGTTTCTGGGCATTGTGGGCGCTGTCGGAACTCTCGAGGTCACCCTTGAGATCCATCAGCTTTGGCGGGTTCTTCCAGTTTTCTGGCGCCAGCTCCGCTACCTTTTTTTCAGTCTGCGTTTCTGTCAGATCTTCAGCCATGGCCTATACCCATCCTTGTTGTCGGACCCGATCTTCATCGGCATCGTCGTCAATTTCGTAGTTTAGCATCTGCAGCTGGACCAGTTCATTTTCATATTTCGCAGCGAAGTTGTTGCCTTCGTGATACTGGTCCTGCATGCCAATCGGATTATGCAGGCGGCTGGCAATGAAGTACAGCAAAGCCTGCAGGTGAGTCATCGGCAGATTAATTTCAGTTGCCAGCGGTGCCGAATTGGCCAAGTTGATATTGATCTTCGGATGATTGGCCCGGTAGGCAATATTCAGTTGAGTGGTTTCTTTGAGCCAGGGAGCGTAATCCTCGTTATTTGGCACCAGCATCGTGTTGTGGCTGGTTGTCCGGATAGCAGCTTTGTTGCTGATCCGGTTCAGCGGGATTTCGTATTCTTCTCCGTACCAGATCCCTTTGATCCGTTCGATCTTGAACAGGTCATCCCTGAAATCATTCGGTGCATCCTTCTTTGCCGTGAGGACGTAAGTCACCTGGCCCTCGACCAGCGGCACGGTCATATGCCCCTCGCGCAGCAGGAACTTCTTGTAGAGTTCCGTCAGGCCCAATTGGATCGTGGGCAGGATCTTCTTGAAAGACTCCTTGGGAAACCCATCTTCTTCAGAATCAAGGTTGCCTGAACCCAGGTTCAACATGCGCAGTTCGCCGTAGGCAAGCTGATCGTAAATGTCTTGTAGTTTCATAGTGACCTCATACCAGATAGGAGCCCATGGAGTTGTCTTGTTCTTCGACAATATCCGCTTCCCAGATATCGTCACCGTCTGACGGCGACATTATGACATCTTCAGACGGTTTCCATAACCCCAACGACGCCAACATTGAGATGGTGTCGATAAAGTCGTCGTGTTTACTCTTGAAGCCTCCGGGCGAAGCAAGTGATAGTTCACTGACAGCTTCCTGCATCTCAGGCTCTTTTCTTTTCTCGTGGGGGAAGAACATTTTCCCGGCCTTGAACCATGGGACAACAGTTTGAAAGCGCACCACCTTGTTGGTATTCGGCCGAATGCCAGGCAGCGCGCTGTTGTTTTCCGATGCCAGCGAGAACCAGACGTTGCGCTGGATCATCTGGTCCTGGATCCAGGGAATGAAGCCTCCCTGCTGGCCCGAGACTTCGATGCCGACTATCTGCGGCCGCCACTCCTGGGCCAGTCGGAAGAGACCGTTGATGTTCTTGTCCATGGTCTGGCGCTCACAAATGCCGTCAACCCAGAACCAGTCACCGTTACTGTTGTACGCCCACACGGAGATGACTGAGTAATCCGCGGCTTCCTTGGACGAGGTCGCAAAGTCGGTAGTGATACCGAAATTGAACATGTGCTTGTTCTTGCGCACCGACTCCAGCGAGTACCAACGGATATCGGAATCCAGGATCAACCGATCCTCTTCCGACATGATCCGCAGCATCAGCTCCTGGTTGAAGGTGTCGATCTTGCCCAGCTTAAGCGCCTTCTCGTACTGGTTGTTAACGTAGTCGTAATCGAACCGATCTGGCCAGCTGCCACGGAACTCTTTCCGGGTGCAGGGGAACTGCTCGCACACCGGGAACACATTCACGCTCCAGGCGCCGGACTCGACGGCTTTGTACAGCGGATCACGGGCGTTGAATGGCGTACCGCTCCAGATCACCATGTTCTTGCGCGGGTGGAGCGCGTATTCCACAGCTTTGTAGACCGTGTCTTCAACCGCGTTGATCACCGTGGCCGATCGGGCGTCCTCGTCACTGATCAAGTCATCGAGCACTGCCAGCTGCGGCCGCACGCCCAGTTCCTTGGCACCACGCACGCCCGTGTTGTGAGTACGGAAGTAATTGTCCGTCAAGAATTGATGGTCTATGTTATCTACCGCAATACACTGGCTGGGCTCGTTAGCAATGTGAACAATCGATTCAATGGCAACCAGTTGATCCTTGCGGTCGTAGCGTTGACGCTGAAGTTTACGTTCCAACCGAAACAGTGGCATGTTTAACCATATTTCTGTGTTAAAAGGTTTCTTGCAGGTACTGGCCGTAGCGCCTAACGACCGAGCCAAGCGCATGACATCTTCCAGTAATTGTGGGGACATACTACAGAACGATGTACGTCCTGATTTTGTCACAGTACCGTCTGTA